CTAGCGCAACATATCATTGGCCTGGTATGTTATCAAATGTACAAGTATGGAATACCGCTTGGACCGCAGCCGACGTAACCTACGACTACCTAAACCCAGAATCCCTCGCTTTAAATAATAGCGATACATCCCTTACAAATTCCAACCTTAAATTATGGTATCCAATGCAAGATGGTCATAGAGGCCAACAATCATATATTTTAGATGGGGCTAATACTGGGTTGGGGGTTGAAGAAGTAACTAATGGAGATTTTGCTACAGGAGATTTAACAGGTTGGACCGCGGCCGCTAAATGGACTTATAGTGATGGTAAAGTAAGATTACAATCAAGTGATGGTGACGGTTCAGGTTTCTCGCAAAGTAACGTATTTGTGGTAGGTAATATTTACAAAATTACATTTGACGTTGTTGTTACTTCAGGAACAGCTAAACTAGAAGGTAGTGGGGGGAGTACTGCTTTGCTTATTGATACAACAAAAAGTTATGTTTTTTATTGGATAGCAGATAGAACAGATTTATATTTCAATAGAGTTTCTGTTACTTCAGATTTAACAATAGACAACGTATCAGTACAAGTTATAAACGACAAAAACCACGCGACGACTGTGTTTTATGGGGATGAATTAGTTACTAACGGAGATATGGAAGCTGAAGTTGCAACTATAAATAGTCAAGCACATGCATTAGTAGACGCGGCAAGTTTTGCACAAAATACAGATCAAGCAAATGGAGGAAGTAATTCAGGATTAGTAACAGCTGATTCTTCCTCAACAACACCTCAAGTTTGGTGGGGAGATGGTAGCGATATAGGGTTGGTGGCAGGACGAACTTATAAAGTTAGTGTAGATGTTTATTTACCTGATAGCCAAGGGATGGATACTGTTTTTTTAAAAGTTATCGCTAATAATAACAGTACTGAATTAGCCACTGATTCTACTACCACAGTTGATGACTGGGATACATTGACTTGTACATTTGTAGATGACGATATTGATAGAATTAAAATATTTGGATACAATGGTGGAGCAGCTACTAATAATGAAATCTTTTATTTAGATAATTTAACAATCAAAGAAGTAGGCGTAGCTTCAGGCTGGACAGACGCAGATCAACAATTACATATACCGCAAACAGCGTTGCAATCGTATAATGAGTTGGCTTGGTTTGATGGGAAAGACGATACGTTGACTGTAGCTTCTTTCGACTTTACAACTGGGCAAACAATTAATTTATGGGTAAATCCAGCTAACTTAGAGTCATATCGTTCTTTATTTGGACTAAATACCGTTGAAAATTATATGAGGTATAAAGCTGGTAGTGAAACTGAAATGTTTCAATTTGAACCTGATAATAATACTGCGTATGATATTGATTGTGGTGCTGCTGGAGTTATTCAAAAAGATAAATGGACAATGTATACGTTTATTTGGAATACAGATAGAACTATGGATGCTTATTTTAACGGTATTTTAGTAGGTTCATCTTCTGCCACGGAGGATTCCACTGATGGTAAGACGATGAAAATAACAAAGTTTGGACATGGTTATGATGCCTTTCCTTTTAATGGAGCAATGACAGAAATATCGCATTATTCAGATATTTTAACTCAAGCGGAAGTTAACGATTTATTTAACGATGGAAAAGCAAAATCAGCTTTAGAAGCAGATGGTAGTGCTGGTCTAGTTGGTTATTGGAGAAATAATGGTTTATCCACTTGGACTGATTTAACTGGAGATGGAAATGACGGGACGGTAACCTGTGATGAAACAATCCTAATCCCAGCGGGCGTAGATGCTACGCGAGATAATCAAGGATTTATAATGAATAGGCAGAAAGATACGAGTAAACTAAATACAAACGAAGTATCATACACTAGTGTAGCAATTCATCATACATTTGGAACCGCTGATTTTAGTTATGGTTTTTGGTTTAAAGTAGAACCAGTTGAACATGGGTATTTAATTGGAGTGCATGCAATGGGAAATTCTACAGGAGTAGGTTTGGAGATGTCTAGTGGTGGTAATTTAGGTAAAATAAGACACAGACCGTTTGGTATTACAGCAGCTTATACATCTTCCACTTATAATGATGGAGATTGGCATCATGCTCATTATAATATAGATAGGAGTGACAAAGCAAAATTATATATTGATGGGTCAGCCTCAGCTGTATTAGATGATAGTATATCAGGGGTTACAGGCAATGTATTATCTACAAATAGTTGGAATATTGGAGCTGAATCTGGTACAAGTAATTTTTTAGCAGGAAGTATTGATAACTTTGTTGCCTATAGCAGAATATTAACTACAGATGAAATAACAAGAAATTATAACGCAGGAAAACACGCACACAGAAATTAAAAATAAAAATATGGCACATTACGAATTATATATATGTTTAACTAAAGCAACTTACGAATCTGCAGTACCTAGTGTACTACAACCTAAACTTGGTTGGGATGAGTATACGTATGAAGAAGACGGGGAAACTATTAAAACTACAACTCCTTATACTCCCACGTGGGAAGAAGCTACTTTTAAAGGTAAACTAGGTTTATTAAACGGAGAATTAACAGAAATAACAGATTTAGGTAAATTCATGAGTTACCCAAATAATTCTGTACTTACAAAAACTGAAGCACAAACATTAACAAATGGTGAATTATTTGTTGAATAGATATAGTGGCAAGAAAAAGAAAGAAAAAATAATGTAAGAATTATGTTAAAAGATGTAGAAGACAAGGATAAAGTTAAAATGGTTGCAAGGCCTTGGATAGATATAGATAAACACAAAACTAATCCTGTTCGACATACAGGACAGGAATATTTACATTTTATAGATACTAAATGTTTTAGTGAGACTTGTCAATATTATCTAAGATATGGAGTATATACACATGCTCCTGAAGGTACTTCTGAGCATAAAGAATTTTGGGATAAGGAAGAGCAGAAATGTAAAGAAGGGTATACTATAAAAGGTATTAGAATAACTGGAGAACATTATGCTTATTTAAATTATGGTAGAATGTTAGCTACTGTAGAATTAAATGGAAGAACTAGAAAGATAGATACATTTCCTAAGTTTTTAGATATGGATTATTATTGGTATCATGAGTTAGAACAAGCAGAAAAAAATGGTGAGGGTATGATAGTAGTAAAAGCTAGACGTAAAGGATTTTCTTATAAAAATGCTTTTGGAATGGCTTGGAAATATCATTTCTTTCCTTTTTCTATTTCTATATTAGCGGCTTTTGAGAAAACTTTTTGGTCTAATACTATGGAAATGGCTAAGAATATGATTAATTTTATTAATCAAAATACTGATTGGGTTAAAGGTACTTTAATAGATAGACAAGATCATATCAAAGCTGGATATATAGAAAAAGATCCTATTTCTGGAGTTAATATTCAAAAAGGATTTAAGTCAGAAATTTTAGCTTTATCATTTAAAGATGCTCCTCAGAAATCTGTAGGTCGTACTGCTGAGCGTATGTTATTTGAAGAGGCAGGAGATTGGCCAGGATTAATGCAGGCATATCAAAGATCTTATCCTTTATTTAAAGACGGTAATATTATGATTGGTATTCCTATTATATATGGTACTGGAGGTAATAATAAGAATGGAACTAATGCTGATTTTGAATCTATGTTTTATAATCCTTCATCATATGGATTAAGGTCTTATGAAAATATATATGATAATAATGCTATTGGAGAAGCAGGTTGGTTTGTAGATGATGCTTGGTATAGAGAACCTTTTGTTACAGATCAGGGAGAGCATGAAAGAGAAAAGGCAATGGAAGATGTAGATTTAGAGAGAGAAGAAAAAAAGAAAGCTGATCCTATTGCTTATAATATGATGGTAACTCAACATCCTCATACTCCTAAAGAAGCGTTTTTAAGAAATGAAGGAGCAGTATTTCCAGCTGTAGAATTGTATAATGTTTTAGCAAAACTTAAATCTGATGATAGATATAAAAAATTGGGAACTCCTGGAACACTTTATATGGAAGAGAATGAAGTTAGATTTTTACCTGATTTAAGAAAAAAGTTATTTCCTTTAGAAAAATTTCCTCATAAACCAAATGATAGTGTAGAAGGATGTGTTATGGTATATCAACATCCTCCAGAGACTGTACCTTATGGATTATATAAGATTGGACTCGATCCTGTAGCATTTGATAAATCAGGAAGTAGATCTTTAAATGCTGCTTATGTATATAAATCTATGCAAAGTTTTGAACATGGATATGATGAAATTGTAGCTGAGTATGTAGGAAGACCAGATAATATTGAGATTTATAATAGAAATCTTGAGTTATTATCTGAATATTATGGAAGAGCTGAAATTATGTTTGAGAATGATAGAGGAGAAGTTTTATCCTATTTTAAAAGAAAAGGTAAAATGAATTTATTAGCAGATCAACCTGATAATGTAATTTCTAAAGTTATAAAAGATTCTACGGTATCTAGAATAAAAGGTTGTCATATGAATGAGCGTATGAAAGATGCTGGAGAAAAATTTATATTAAGATGGTTATGGACTGAAAGAGGTACAAATAATGAAGACCATAAAGTATATAATATGGATTTAATTCCTAGTCCTGGATTAATTGAGGAGTTAATTGGATATTTTAGAGGAGGTAATTTTGATAGAGTAATGGCTCTTATGCAGGTTATGTTTATGGTTGAAGAATCTTATGAAGAGGAAGTTGGAGCTAAAAAACGTAGAAATAAAGCTGCAGATTATCTTGTAAGTAATATTAGTAGTATGTTTAGTAGGAGTAGAAGATAATTTTTATTATATTTGTTAGTTAAGGATTTTTTAAATTAAATAATATGGGATATTCGTTTCCACAACAGAAACTTACTAGAAAGCAAAAAGCTAAAAATAATTTTGCTTGGGGTAAACGTGTACTAGATGAAATAGATGGTTATAATTCAAAAGGATTTGATGATAGAGCTAATAATCAAAGAAAAAGAATTAATTATAAACTATTCAATGGTCAAATAGATTTAGATGATTATGAATATGTATGTAAGCCATATGGTATGGAAGTAAATGGTGAACTACCTGCAGAATTAAGACATTATGATATTACTACACCTAAGTTACGAGTATTATTTGGAGAAGAAATTAAACGTCCTTTTAATTTTAGAATAGTTTCTACTAATCAAGAAGCTATTACAGAAAGAGAACGTGCTCAACATAAAATGATTGCTGAGTATGTTAAGGAACAAATCATAACTAGGGTAAATGCTATGTTAGCAGAAGAAGCTGAAAAAATGCAAGAAGGTGTTCCTCCCGAATCAATGAATCCTGAAATGCAACAACAAATGCAACAGCAGTTGGATGGTATGAAGACTGCAATGACTCCTAAAGAAATTGATGAGTATATGAAACGAGATTATACAGGATCTCGAGAAATACAAGGACAACAAATACTTAATTATTTATTAAAGAAAGAAAGTTTAAAAGAGAAGTTTGTTAAAG